AATCTTTGGCTGATATTGTTGAATCGGAGAATAAATTCAACAGGGAAATGAGCGCTGCAGGTAGAACCGCAGCTGCAATTGCTGAAAACAAACAATTTATATCAAAACCATTGCAAGAACAGTGGGGTGTTGATACTTCGGGGATGATGGCCGGCAGTGCTACAGGCAAGGGTAGGCAGCAGATTGATACGATTAACGAAAGACAGGCCAGGGTTGCAGACCTGAAATCACAGCTCAATAATCTTGAGATTGGAAATTCGTCGCTGGATGCAATGCGACGCAACATTATTGACATGGACAAAAAAGCAAAGGCGGGGGGCTTCAAAATGTCTCCCGCTGGGCGGGCGGTTGAAGATGAATACTACAGACTGAGAAACGAAAGAACCGATAAAGAATTACGCTTGAAACAGGAATTGGTTCAAGCCGAAAAAGAGTTGAAACGTGCTGTAACTGGTACAAGTGAAGAAATGGAGCGGCAAGTAAGACTGGAGGAAAGGGCGGAAAGACTGATAAAGAAAAAAGAAGCAAGGGCGAAGTACGAAGGAGATAAATTTAGGGCTCAACAGCCTGCCCCGCCGACCCGCCTTGGCGAAGCGGTGATCGGCCCAACAGGGCGGCAGCGTCCCATGCCACAGATTGCCCTGAGATCCGAAGGGCCGGCATTGCTCGGCGGGGCCGGAAGCGTCGCAGATCGCCAAGCATATGTAAACGCTCAAAAACAAGCATTTGCGCAAATGCTTGAACCCTTGGCCCGTGTTTTCACGTCTCGACCCGCCCTACCAATGGCTGGGCAGACCACGGCACCGGGGACGGGTTTGGCCATGTCTGGCGGTGCAAGGGAGTATGGACTGGGCAAATTGGCTGATTGGTCAATCCGCCAAGAAGCGGCACTGGGCAGGAAAATTGCCGGTGCTGGCGCCATGAGCCCAGCCATGCCACCGATTGCCGTGGAGGCCATGCCCCAGGTCCAGGCGGTGCAACAACTTGACGCACGATTGGTGTCGCTGCGTAATGCGTCAAAACTGACAACCAATGAGTTAATTAGACAGCGCGAGGAAGCGACGAAATTACGCGATGCACTAAGCCCGCTCGATCCACTGTATCAAAAAATCGACAGGGCTCAGCGAAAAACAATCAATAATGCAAGCAAGGAGCTTGATCGCCGCAATACATCATCGCTTGCCGGAAAGGCTGGTTACTACGGTCAAGGTCTTGGTGCAATTGCTGCGGCTGGTATTTTCGGTGGTCCCGAGGGTGCGGCTGGCGGTTTGATTGGTGCTGGAATTGGCGGTGCGGTTGGCGATGCCGCTGGTTTTGCGACAGGTGCATTTATAGGAGGTTCGGCTGGAACATATTTGCAAATGATGCAAACTGCAACAGCCGAAGCTACGGATTACGCCGCGCAAATTACAAAACTAGAAATTGCGTTGAAGAATGTTGCCGGAAGTCAGTCTGACTATCAAGCGGCGTTATCTGCGGCCAGTGGAGTAACTAGGGATTTCAATGTGCCCGCGCTTGATTCAATTCAAGCGATGACAAAATTATCAGCCGCTATCAAAGGTGCTGGTGGAAATGTTTACGATGCTCAACTGGTATTTAGAAACGTAACTGCGGCTATTAAGGCTACGGGTGGCGGTGCCGAAGAAATTGCACCATCGCTATTGGCAATGAGCCAAATCTTCAGTAAAGGTAAGGTGTCGATGGAAGAAATAAATCAACTTGGCGAACGCTTGCCAGGTACTTTTACGATGTTTGCAAAATCAATAGGCATGAGCGGACCTGAAATGATGAAAGGTCTGTCACAAGGTAAAATCGGCCTAAATGATTTAATGAGTTTTATTAAATCACTTGGCCCCGAATTTGAAGCAACGGCAATGAAAATTGCTGGCAGCCAAGAGGACGCAGGCGCAAGGTTACAGGTTCAAGTAACAGAGTTTAAGCGTTTGCTTGGAGCGGAACTTATCCCAATTGGTGCTGAAATTCAAGAAAAACTTATTAAGGCAATCAAGGAGTCGGGTCCGTCTTTGATTGTGTTGCTGAAAGGTATTGGAACTGGTATTAAATTTATCGTTGATAATGCTGGTGCGATCGGAAGCCTGCTTAAGTTTGCCGCTGTAATTGGCAGTTTAAATCTTGCGATACCAATTTTCTCAAAAGCAATTGTTGGCGCAAGTCTTGCGATTGCAAAACTTTCACTTGCTCCGGCGACCGCTGGAATGAGTGGTTTTGGCAGGGCAATGATAGTCACTAGCGCCAGTGCTGTAACCTTGGCTGGTAGACTCTCAAAACTAATGCCACTAATGAGGGCATTTATTGCATTTGCCGCCATTGATTTCGTGGCATCAAATGTAATGCTTGCCGGTAAAGAGCAATCGGAATCCGAACAACTGAAGAAACGCCTGAAAATTGGTCCCGCTGGTATTTACAGCCAATCGACAAAGCAGCAATTTGAGGTGGACAGAAAAGTTGCAATTGAAACCGGCAAAAGTGCTGAGGAAGAACTAAGGCGCGGCGGCTTCATTTCTCAATACAGGACTAATATAGTAAAACTTCGCCTTGCTTGGGCCAATGCAATGAAGGCCGCAATAATTGATTTCAAAGGCGGAGCGCTAACCGATTTTTCTGGCGGAAAAACAGCAGACGGGAAGGCCGCAGCGAAAGAGGTTGAGACACAGAAAAAATTGCAAGATGATATATTTGAGCTTCGTATTAAAACAAATAAGGATCTTGACGAAGCCTATAAAAAATCAGTTCAAGATCGCGTGGAGCTTGAAAAGAAAACTATCGAAGACATGGCTGAACTCCGCAAAAATACTGCAAAAGAAGTCAAACAATACGAGCGTGAAATTGGCGACCAAAGACGCTCAATTGAACGTGAAATTCGAGATACCAGGCTCACAATTGCCCGGCAACAGCGTGACGCTGTTTTAACTGAACGTGAAATTCAACTACGCGCAAAAGGAAAGTCCACAGCTGCGGTCGAAGTTGAACGACAGTTGAATCAAATTTTCGACAAATACACGGATTCCAAGATCAATGCCGAGGACAAAGCGCTTGACAAGCGAATTGAACGCCAGCGTAAATTTGAAGATTTTAAGGTAAAAGTACAAGAATTAGTCGGAAAAATCAAAGAAGCCTATGACAAGGGCGGCGCAAAAATTCAAGAAGAATACGCTCGCACAACCGGAAAAATTATCGAACAGGCAGGTGAGCGGTTTGGCCAGCTCCTTATGGAGGCTGCCACTGCCGCCGCAAATCACCTAATCAAAGCCGGAAACACCGTTGGCGCGGCAATGTCTGGCGGTGGGACTGGACCGGCAGCACAGGGCGCTGCAACGGGCTCAGCCAGCGCCTATCAGCGGGCATTGATGGATACCGTCGCCTTTGCCGAGGGCACCTACAACCCGAAAGGCTATCAAACAATGTTTGGCGGTGGAACCTTCAATAATTACACGACTCACCCACGCCAGCTAAATAGGGGCGGAAAGTACGCGTCTGACGCGGCTGGACGTTATCAATTCTTATCCACAACCTGGGATCCAATCGCAAGGGCGCTTGGGTTGACTGATTTCTCGCCTAAAAATCAAGATATTGCATTCCTGGATCAAGTTAAAAGACTTGGCGTAAATTCAAATGCACCGCTAACTGCAGCTGGAATCAGCAAAATGGCCCCAGTGTGGGCTTCATTTCCAACAGCTGCAACCGGAAAAAGTTATCACGGTCAACCCAGTAGAAATTTTGGAGAATTACAGAAATTCTACAATGACAGACTTGCTGCCTATGGCGGAACTCCTGGCGCTGCGGCTGTTGGTGGTTATACGGGGTTTAGTGGGAATACTGGAAATGGACAGGCTCACTTGGACCTGCGCGGTCCATCTGCTGCAAATGTAATCAAAGAAGCAATGATGATTATCAAATCATTGCAAGCAATGAATCTTGAATACATTAAACTTGGCAATTTAAATGTAGATATTAAAAACGTCAAAGATGTAAATAAACTTGAATCACTGCTTATTCAGGAGCAGCGCTTGCATCAAACGCGATCAAGGGCCGGTACTAATCCAATTGATATATCAATTCCCGTGGGCACTAAATTGCCATTCCCGATTGGCAAGCCTTGGTGGGACAAAAGCGGCGGCGGTTGGACCGCTGATTCCATGGCTGGGTATGGAAACCAATACCTTCACATGGATCGCCGCGTTACGGCAAACATTCCATTCGCAGGCCAAGTGCCGCAAGGCGCTTTCACGCCTGGCGCATACTATCCGACACCTCAATATGAACCGCAAAAACAAATTCCGTCACCTTCGTTGGCAAAACTGACTAGATCTACGCAAGCGGAAGTCAACGCACTGGTTAAAAAGCATGGCGACCTAGGCCAGTCATTGGCGCCAGTCGAACAAACAAATAGGCAGCTTCGCTCCCTCCAGGAGCAAAATGACATAATCAATGATTTGGTTGACAAGCAAAAAGAATACACCAGTGAAATAGACAATTCTGTTAGGTCTATTCAGGAAAAAACTGATTACGAGAAGCGGTATTTAAGGCTTGTCACTGAAGGCGTAAGCGGCGCACAAGCAGAGGTAATCATTGAAACAGAAAAACAGGTATCGCTAGAAAACGAAAGGCTTGACATGGTTAAGGAGAGAATAAATCTGGAAATTAAAGCATGGAAAGAGCTTAAACTTACCGATCCAGCAAATAAGGCCAGCCGGGATCAATACGTTGGCAGGCTTTCGGGACGCATCCTTGGAATTGACGAAAGAAAAAATCAAAACCTGCTCAGAGTTTCAGAGGCTATCGGCCCATCCCTGCTATCGGAACAGTTCAAAAACCTTACAGATTATCGGTCAAAAATTGACGAACTTACTGATTCGCTTGGGCAGTATAGCGAGGCTAAGAAAGCCGAAAATAGAATTACTGCACTTGGCGTAAAAATTAGTCGTGCCGATGCCGATGCCGTCTTGGAGCAGGCGCGGCGAGTTGATATGTTGAGGAAGAAATACGAAGATATGCAAAAAGTTGAAAGAGTTGCGACTTCGATTGGCGATTCGTTTGGGCAGGCTTTCAGTTCTGTCATCAGCGGTACTCAATCCGCGCAGCAGGCACTTAGCGAATTATTCAAGCGTGTCAGTCAGACATTCCTTGATATGGCAGCTGAAATTATCGCAAGTCAAATGAAAATGCTTGCTGTCAAGGGCATCACTTCAATTCTGGGCGCTTTGGGCCGAGGGGCTGGCGGAGGCTTGCAACTTCCCGTGACCGGATTAGATGTTGCTGGTGATTTTACAAAAATGATCGGAATGGAGCAACTGGTAAATGTCGCCGCACTTCCGGCCTTTGCAAATGGCGGAACGATTTCAATGGGTCGCCCGTCGATTGTTGGCGAGAACGGTCCAGAGATATTCATTCCAGATTCTCGCGGAACAATTATCCCGAATAATCGAATCATTTCCGCCGCTCATTACGGCAATCGTGCAAGTGAGCCAAGATCGGACGGTAATTACACAATTACGGCAAACGTACAATCGGAAGTCATTAACAATGTCGAATATGTCAGGGTCGATCAAATTCCACACATTGTGAAGCAAGCTGGTGAACAGGGTATGATGATGACTTACCGTGGAATGCGAAGTTCCACCAAAACCAGAAAATCACTGGGGATGGGCTAATGTCAACTTCTGTTGCAACAACTTATTATATCAAGTTTCTCGACAAAGGTGGAAGCTACATTCAATCAAGAATGTATCAACCATTTTTTCCGGGAGAAGTGAGAACGCTTTATGAAATCAATTATCAATACGCACCATTCGGCTTTAACGGTTCATCTTCAACTCGAAACGGTGATGGTGTTGAGGGAACCCTTTTATTTCCAGCCAATGATTTAAGCGTCTCATTGGCAACTGAGGCCATATTGCAAAATTGGCTTGTAGAAGTCACAACCATTGAAATCTCGATTGAAATTGGCGGAAACTTTACGGAGTGTGCCGTTTACTCAACAGAGTTATGGGCCTGTAACGGTGGCGGGCAGCCGGATCTTGGAAAGGTAGTAATCAATTTATCAAGTCCGACAAACGCAATTCGGGGAAGGGTGCCAAAAAGAGTTTTAACGACAGATTTAGTTGGTAGTGTCCCTTCGACCGGCCAAATCTCGATGCAGTGATGATTTGGGATGACTGGATAGGACTGCCGCACCAGACGGGCGCAGACCCAAGGCAAAAAAAGGCGGCTTGCTGCCTAGTAATGGCAAAAATACTACACGAATCTGAATCATTGAAATTTCCTGCGATTGATGGCATGATTTTTGCCGCAAAAAACAGTCACTGGGATTTACTGCTTTGTACTTTTCTTGCCAATGTTACAAAAATTGTAACACCAACAAAAATGTCACTTGTTTTGATAGAATCGTGGCCGCATGGCATTGGAATTGGAACAGTCCTTCCAACTGGAAAAGTGCTTATTCCGGTTCACGGTCGTGGCGTTAGTGAAATTCCAGTCCGCTGCTTTAATCGTTCACCATTTTTTCTAATCAATCAGTAATGGGAAAGCCAAGACTTTTGCCAGCTCAAATCTATCAAGCGGGCTTGCTCTGGCCGGATGAAACGCTTGATATTGCCTGCGATAAGTACAGAAGTTTTCTGATAGAGGTTAAATCACGGGTAAAAATAAATCCTGCAATGCCACAGGCAGGACTTGATCCACTTACGTTCACAATTGTTAGCACACTTATTTCTGTTGGCCTGCAGGCCCTGTCTGCGCTGATCTGGAAACCTCAGGCGCCAGGCAGTGGCAATGGCGGCCTCAGGGCTAGAACCGTCACTGGGGCCAGTTTCAGCGGCGCCCAACGATTCGCCCCACAGTTTGGGTTTGATTCAGTTCAACAGCCGGCCACACTGGGTGCCACCGTGCCGCTTGTTTTTGCCCATCGCCGCGATCTGCCGGCGCAGTCGGTTCCACCTCGGCCAGCGGGATCCTATGGGGGGCTGAGAGTAAACCTGCCCCTGCTGTGGAGCCAGATGCTGTCACTGAATGGTGGACAGGTTTTCAGGGGAATTTTCATGGTTGGCGAGGGAACAATTTCATCGTTGGATCCAAATGGATTTGCAGTTGGAGACAACAGTTTATCATCCTATGGAATGTCAACCGATTCCGCTACTCAGTCAAGCTCAAGAATGACAATTTACTTTTCACCAGGTGGCGGCAGAATAGGAACTGCCAATCGCATTGCTGGGCGATCCGGTTCCAATGATCCAGTTAATTCACAAAGATTTGGCGGGCCAGATGTTTATGCCGTTCGCGGCCAAAATTATCAGTGGACGCAAGATTTTTGCTACACATACAAGCCATCAACTTCGACAAGTTTTGGCCTCTATTCTCATATTCCAAATAATTTTGCATATCGCGTAAATCCTAGGCTAAATCCAACGATTTCAATTCGCACCGTATCACTTAGCAACGGTCAGTCCGTAAGGTATGCAATTGATGACGATGCCCAGCGATTGGCTGAATTTTGGAAATATAAATACTCTTTCAGCTGCCGCTCTGGAATTGTTACAAGCGCCGCCGGGACTGTTGATTCCTATGTTGGGCAAACATTTGAATACACGTTAAGTCCGAGCAGTGATATTTACACGCAATTTAAAATGAACTCTACAAATACCGACAATAAAGAAAGCGAGGCTGATGGTATCGCGGATTGTTCCGATATTGCCTCTGCAGTCAGCTCAATCCAAAGATCGATCGACGATAGCCTTGTCGTGGGCGAAATTTATCGAGTTGGATCAGCCTTGGCTGTACTTGTTAATCGCATTCCATCGAATCAAGTTTTTTCAAGTGAGGCCGATACGTTTCCGTCCGGCACTGGTTCTGGAATGACGTATACATTTAGAACTGTTAGAGCTGGAAAATTTACTACTTCAACAGCGCTTGACATTAACCCTTCATGGAGTGGGCAAACATTATTGCCAACACAGTTCAGCCCTGGCCAGGATGTTGCCACGATCAACGCACCGAAGTTCAAAACGGCAAGTAATTTTGCGCAAATTTTTAGAATTGCAATTGCAAATGTAATGCTTCAGCGTCCAGCTAAAATTTTTGAAATTGGATTTAAGTATTCTGTTGGCCTAAAAATTAACGGATTTTGCAATTTCAGAGATTGCCCAACATTGCTGAAAATCAACAAAGAAGCCGGCTACAAGCATAAAAATAATATCTACGATGCGGATAAAAAAGTAAGCGTTCAACAGTTTAACTCTGGCACGATTAGCGGACTATCGGAAACTCGATACTTTTTTTACAAAATTTACTACAGGCACGAAAACAATAGTTATACGGCAATGCCAATGACGTTTGCATTTAGGGGGTCATCTGGTGAACCGATTTACAGTTATTTGCGCTTTGAGGCATCGCTGTCAAAAAGATGGGAGTTGAAATTCGAGCCGGTCTCGTCCTGGGAAATAAGAAATGATTACGATGGCATTGTTTCGCCGTTCATAATTATTGACTCAAAAATTTCAACAGTTAATAGCTGGGGATTTACCGCTGGAGGCGCGACATTTTACGTCTACTGGCAGGGCGAAATAGTTTCGCGGGATCGCTCCGTGTTTTCCCTGCCAACGCTGGACCCCGCACAAGATGTTGGACTGGGATTTACGGATGATCAATCAATGACAGATGACTGGGGCAGGGTGGCGGAAGCATTTGCCTACTCGGAGATTCAGTCAACAGCATCGGCTGGGCCTGAGGCTGAAATTGCCTATATCAACATAATTTCATGTAATCCAACTACGGTCAGTTACTCAAATCTCGCAACAGTCGGACTGAACATAATGGGCTCCCGTGATTTATCTCAAATTTCCCAGCTTAGCGCTTCTGTTGATGGCGGCACTGAGGTGCGAAGATTGCGAGATGGAGACACTATGGGGCCAAGTGATGTTTGGCCGGACGTATTCAGGGCCTGTCAAACTTCCGAGCAATTTGGACTAGGCGATATAATTACAGACGCCTATATTGATATTGAGTCTTATATTACAGCGGCAAATTGGTGTCACGATCGCCGCTATTTTTACGATGCTGGCATTCCAGAGGCAGTAAATCTTGACGAATGGTCAGTTGATACTGCCGCAACAATGTTGCTTGATATTATTAGGCGCGGCGGCAAATGGGCACTAGAGCCAGCAATTGTTTTCCCCGAAAGCGGTGCGCTACCAATTTCTGGATTATTCAATGGCGGAAACATTGTTGAAAACACTTTCAGTCTTTCGTTTATAGAGCAGGAAGGAAGGGAGGAGATTGAAGTTTCCGTGATGTGGAGGCGGGAAAGGCCAACATCGGATTATTACAGTTCTGGGTTTTTCTCTGAAAATCAAACAGTTACGGTCAGGGAGGCGTCTAATTTAGGTAAATCGCTGAAAACGGAAAACGTTGATGTTTCTGAGTATTGTACAAACTTTGAACATGCTGTAGATATTGCATGTTTTATGATTCGCATGAGAAGACTAATTACTCATAGCATTAAATTTACAACGACAGCGGAAGGCATAGATGCTGAATTGGCGGCGGGAAAATACATAAAAGTCGCAATGGACTTTACTTATTTTGACGAATTTGCAACAGGTGTCGTCCTGGCGGATGGAACAATGGTTGCGACAAGAACTGATTTACTGACGGCTGGAACCCATGATGTAACCGCTTGGGATGGGTCAGAGGCAGATCTTTACGATACGACGCTGACAGTTTCAGGGAGTGGAACCGCTTCACCAACTGGAATTACATTTGTTAAAAAAACAGCCGGAAGCCAAGTAAGGGTTTACAGAATTGAAAAGATTGATATTAACGAGGATGGTGAAATTGAAATTAGCGCAATAAACCATCCGGTCGATGAATCTGGAATTTCAATGATTGGAAAAAACTGGACAACATATATCACGGATTCAAACTGGATTATTCAAGGCACTGGGGACAACTGTTGAGGTAGAATCGTAAAATCGGTGGACTGATCAGTGGCAAACGTAACACCAGTTGCTTTTTACTGCTTCAAGGCTGATAGGTGGAATGGCATTCATAATTTAGCAACCGACAGTATAAAGATTTTACTAACAAATACAGCGCCATCGCTTTCAAATACAGTTGCAAGTAATATCACGCAGATTGCGGCTGGAGGCGGCTATTCAACTGGAGGTTTTGCGGTAACAACCATATCTTCAACCCAGACGGCCGGTGTCTACAAATGGCTTGTTACTGATTACACCCTAACTGCAAGTGCTGCAATTGCAACATGGCGATATGCTGTATTCTACAATTTTACGTCAACCACAGACGCACTAATGTTTTACTTTGATTACGGATCGGCAATTTCAATGACAACTGGTGATACATTTGTATTTGATTTTAACGGAACCAATGGCGTAATTTATGAGCCATGACGGTATTTACCGCTGTAGTTGATTCGATTACAGTTTCAGCAACATATTCAACAATAGCGTGTTACAGAAACAGTACATTTATTGTAACAGCATTAACGGTTTCAAGTTTTCTTTCGTCCGCCGATCTTGGCATCAAAAGCGGCAGAGCTGTCGTTTCGCCATTGCTGTTTTCAGCACAATTTCCAGTAACAAGGTTACAGGCTGATTTTATTGTTGATTTTCCAGCGCTAATCCCAAGCAATAACGGAAGGGAATTTGTTCCACTATCGTATGCACAAAAAGTATCCAAAACTCAATCCGGCAGGACGGTTAGAAGGTTGCTTTCTTCAGCACCTGGCGGAGGAAAAATGAGCCTTGAATTTCGTGAGCTGACCGATACCGAAACGGAATCAATTATTGCGGCCTATGATTTATGCAAGGAGCGAAAGGGCTCTATCAGGCTGCCCAGCCAGGTCCTCAGCGGCACAACTGGGAATTTGACCGCGATAATGCAACTGAATGGCTACAATTGTCAATGGAAATTTTTAACTCCGCCAAAAGTAACAACTTCCATACGGAATGGCAGGAGCACCGTAAGGGTCGAGCTAAAACCATTTAATCCCAAACGCTTTGTTCAGGTGTGACATGGGTGTCGCTTTTCCACAAATTTGCCCAGAAAAAGTTCGTGATTATACCGCCCCGGTGTATCCATATACCGAATCGTCAGTTGACGAATCGGCGTATTTTCTTAAATCGTGGAGCACTGTTGGAACCGATGCTCAATTATCATTAAATTTTGAATACCTAAGTAGCGCACAAACATCTCAAATACTTCAATGTTATTACGACAGTTTATCCGGGTTTTTTCCTGTTGATCTACCAGTGAATATAATTGGTGGCATTGACAATACTTCACTTTCAAATAGAATTAGATACGCTGGGTCACTTGAATGGAAATTCAAACAGGAACCTTCTATAAATTCAAGATCCGGTGATTATCACAGCGTAAAAGTTGATTTAATTGCCGAACTCTGGGAGCCTAAAAACTGTCCAGGTCTTGATCCAAATGTTGTTACATTTACAAGGCAGCCGGTTGAAAGGATTAAAACAACTGATGGCAGCCTTGGATCCTCGTATCCAGGGTATTATCAATCCACTTACATGAACGGATATATTCCACTGTCTGATCCATTTTTGTTTTATAGTAATATCACTGCGTTTAACCTAGATCTTTATGGAATAGATTCAACTTACGATACATGGTATGACCTTTACAGCAATCCAGCCGATCCGAGTGGCGATCCCGGTATTTATGCGGCATGGGAGGCGGCGGAGGATGCCGCATGGACCGATTGGGTGACTTGGTTCGATGAACAGGCCCCGTTATGGATACAAGATTCATTCTTTCCTGGGGAACTTTCATGGTCATATGCCGAAGGCGCAAACATTGGAACATGGACTGGGTACGAGCCTCCATACAATCCAGTTCCAGCAACTGAAGTTGGAGATAAAATAGTATTTGAGGTAATTGCACATAGCTCCACCGGGTCAGCGCTGTCATACCAATGGCAATTAAGCCTTGACAATGGTGAAACATGGCTCAACGCAGTAAATGGTACTTTGTCAACAGTTGCGATAACCGGAAAAACCTCAGCCTCAACCCTGGCAGCCACGTCAAAAGTTACTAACAGCAAGTACGATACATACTGGACATACACGACTAATGATGTTACTGGAACACTGAATACGGTTATTTCTGGTACACAAACAGCAACAATGACACTTACGGGGGTCTACCCGTTTGCACAATATCTTTTGAGCAACAACGGTTATGGCAATTATATTGTTGCAAAAGTTATTGTTAGCAGTCTTGGGGCAGTCGACGCAACGTCGAGCGTTACAACGCTTGCCTTTATACCTGATTAGCGATTTAGTTTTGTGGTATTATTTTAGCAAGCAGGGCCTGCGCCATGGCGCAGCGTGGTTCAAGCCCCGCCCTGCTTTCAATTGTTTTGCTAAGCTCAAATCGTGGGATCGGGTTCCGGCTGTTGTGTCAGCCGGAATTTTTTTTGTTAAAATTAAAACGAACTTGAAAACTGGCGCAAGATTCAGATTGCAATGGCAAAATCTGGCAAAAGAGACAACTGGTATTTTAAAAGAGCAACTGCAATTCTTAGCGGTTTTCCTGATCCGCTGCCATTGCCTCCACCCTGCGGCGCCATTGAGCTAGAGTGAGGCGATTGCGCGGCAATCGTGGGCGACTGGGCTGCAAATCTAGTCTCTGCGGCGCTTGGCGGCGTGATCGGAGCTTGGTCGTCGTCGTCAAGCCGCAAGGCGGATCAGCGAGAATTAAGGCGGCGAGAGGACAGTGAGACCCGTGAAGTCATTGCCGTTCTAAGCTCTGGAATAAGTAATATAGGTGCTGAACTTACAAAAATTAGAGAAGAAATGAAAGAAGATCGGGAAGAAAGCAAAAAGTATCGTGACAAGTTTTTTGATAAATTTTCATCTGTTGAGCAACGCGTTAGCGCACTTGAAGCGCTGCAGCGTCAGCCATGATAAACTAAAACAACTCTTGCTTTCTTCATGGAACCGAACTACGATTTGATTTATGCGGTAATCGCTGCCATGCTTACCGCTGGACTTGACGAATTTATTCGTCGTTCCCCATCCAAGGCCAATGGAATGCTTCACGGCATTCAGATTATTCTTAAAAATTTCAATCGCCGCTGATGCCTACCACTGGGGATTACGTCACATTTTTTGACAAAGGAAATCCCCACCACCGGGCATTCCTGCAAGCGGTGCTTGATCGTGTTGCCAAGCTGGACCCCGCCGCCCTTCAGGATGGCGGAGATCTGCGTGATTTGTGGAAGGCTGGCTCGGCAACCGTGGCCCCTGCAGCGCCCGAGCCATTAATCACGATGGCCCAAATCGAGGCGGTCTTTTTAAGGCAGATTACAAAACAGCAACTCGACGACCTAAATAGCTGTCTAATTGAATTTTCAATTACATCAGCAATTCGTATCCAGCATTTTTTGGCCCAGGTTGGCCACGAATCTGCCGGGTTGAAATGGGTTGAAGAACTTGCGGATGGTTCAGCCTACGAAGGTCGCAAAGATCTTGGGAATACCCAGCCAGGTGATGGGCCACACTTCAAAGGTGCTGGTGCAATTCAACTCACCGGCAGGGCGAACTATGCGGCGTTTGCCGCGTATAAAAAAGATCCTAAAATTATGGGTGGCTGTAAATATGTATCACAAGTTTATCCTCTTACTTCAGCTGGTTTTTGGTGGTCGCGTAATGGAATGAATGCAGTGTGCGATTCTGGCGCGTCATGCCGTGAAATATCAAGACGCGTAAATGGTCGTGACCCCGCAAATGGGCTTGCTGATCGTGAAGCGTACTTCGCTCGGGCACAAAAAGCAGTTCCATTGCGTGGTCAGAAATCCCCAGGCGTAAAAGTTGGAGAGGCTGGCTCGGTTGAACTGCCAAATTTTCCTTATTTCTCTCAGCTAGATAACGGCCCGGATGGCTGGCGAAGGTGCCAAACTTCGTCAATTGCAATGTGCTTAAAATTTCTAAAAATTAAAGGAATCAACGATGATCTTAATTATCAAAAAATTGTTGATAAATATGGTGATACGACAGACCAGGAATCACACAAAAAAGCATTGGCAGAGCTTGGTGTAACTGCAACATTTAGAAAAAATATGACAACAGGTGAAATTCTCGCTGAAATTAAGGGCGGGCGTCCTGTTGCTGTTGGTGCGTTACACAAGGGCCATGTAAACTCCCCCAGCGGTGGCGGGCATTATGTTGCAATTTACGGTGCAACACAAGACGCCTGGAGAGTGATGGACCCCTATGGTGAAATCGACCTTATTGCTGGAGAATGGATTAAAACTGGTGGCGATTCTGGAAAAAATATGATTTATTCTTTTAGAAATTTCAACCCAAGAATTACGTTAAGAAAAGAAGGCCCTGCATCGGCATGGGGTTGGACGTTTAGCTAGTGATTGAATCAAAAAAAATTCAACCTGGATTGTGGAGGTTTACAACTTCAGGCGGTGGTTTTGTTTATATGGCATCTTGGCATGGTGAATCAATGATGACGTACTCAGAAGATCACGCAAAAGAATGGCTGTCACAATTTGTTACGCCAAAAAATGCCAAGCAGCCTTAAAATTTACTGGTTGAGCAATCGTGAATGATTCTTCCAGATTTTGAAATTCAGCATTTGTGCGAACAGTACAAAATGATTGATCCATTTGACAAAAAATTGCTTAACCCAGCTTCTTATGATCTCAGGCTTGGCACGGGGCTAATGACTGAATCAAAAGAGCAGCCACACATGCAAATTGAACCATTTGTCATGTATTCAAAAGAGTCACCATACATGCTTAAGCCTGGTCAGTTTGTGTTAGCCGACGCTGAGCCAATTTTTAACATACCTGCGGATATTGCCGGTCAATTTGTTTTGAAATCTTCCAGGGCAAGAGAAGGGCTTCAACACCTTCTAGCCGGATTTTGCGATCCACTTTGGAGCGGCAGTAAGCTCACTCTTGAGCTGAAAAATATCCGCCAGTATCACGCAATTGCAATCTATCCCGGCCTAAAAATTGGTCAAATGGTTTTTCACATGCTTTGCGGAACACCTGTACTAAAATACAGTGAAATTGGTCACTACAACAACCATCGAACCGTTCATCAGTCCTGGGAGGTCGCTTGATCATGGATCAACTGTTTCGTGTTGAACGTATTGCGGCGACGCCAAATCCACAGCGTTGTATTTATGCTGCAATGCACCAGGACTACAGCGAGGGCTTCGTGGTGGCCGATCGGGCCGACTGGCCGGACGAAAGCCAGGCCGGCGCCATCTGTGTCAAACGGCTGCTGGCGGGGGAGCGGGGCCACTACGGACCCTTGGAGCACCCCCAGACCACGCTAAACGTGGGCTGGTTCCCCCATTCGGTGATGCAACAGGCCCGCACCCACCGGGTGGGCGTGAGCTTTGATGTTCAGTCGATGCGCTACACGGGAGAACGAATCCTAAAAGCAGCGAAAAAGGAAATTGACATTGAAACGGTGTTTTACCTTAGGCCGGTTGGTGAGTATCTTGACAGGAAGGGTGGAAAATATACATATACTGAACAGAAAAGGTCGGACGATTTGCTGTATTGCTTGGAGTCGGCCAAAAGGTATGAAGTGATGATTCGTGATGGCGCTGCGGAGGAACACGCTAGAGGAATGCTTCCCTTTGATTATCGCCAACACTTTGTGGTGAGTTTCAGTTTGCGGGCCTTTCTGCACTTTCTAGATCTTCGTGCCAAACTGGATGCCCAGGAGGAAATCAGACAGCTTTGTGATTTGATGTGGCCCCATTTACAATTTTGGGCACCGGAAATTGCGAGCTGGTATGAAAAAACTAGACTGCATCGCGCACGATTGGCACCGTAAACTCCCTGCAGTACATTTCGGCTTGCCATAAGTCAGGGCTGTATCTACTACGTTTACCGTCAGCAAAACGACTCAAATACTCAATTTCTCCATTTTGGCTTTCGATATGCTGAATAGTTGTGCCATCAGCATTTTTTGTTATTTTTGTCATGCTTGAAAACTGGGCATTTACTAGCATAGCGGCCCCCAGTCTTTCTGCCCTCGGGAAACTCCATAAAACATTCGCCAGATTCTGGCAACCAAAAAACACACTGAAAACAATTTGCCGTTCCACTTAAAATTGTTCTTGCATCACTATAAATTTGTTCCGCTTCAAGTATTGCATCATTTAGTGATTTTGAATCAAGTTCGACAATAGTTATTTCATCATTGCATTTTATTCTTACAGCCCATCCGTCAAAGCGCTCCAAAAGCATCATCCTGCCGGAGTGAAATCTAAGTGTTGCCATTGCGAAAAATTGTCATCATCTGTTCCGCTAGTTTAAGGGCCGACTCGGAATTAGAGCACGGATCCCCCCAGTAAACCACAAAACCAGTAAAAAACCATGGAAGAAAAAAAGTATCAATACCATAGACTGACGGATGAACACCAAATGACCATTTTGCAGCACTATTGATATACATTGCAGTATGTGGCAAAATTTTCGTCAATCGCTTCGGGAAATCCATATCCACACGATTCTCGCAGCCAATGAATACATTTTTTACATGAACGCGGCCTAGACAGTTCTGGTAGTGTATTGACGTGACTTTTTCCTAGTTTAACCAGACTAATTGCCGCCCTTGTTTTGCCATATTTCCTGGCCAGCTCAGCCCCTGACAGTCCAGAAGTTAAAACATCAAATACATATTTTTCTTTTTCGTTCATTACAGGGCGGACGCTGGACAGGTTGTCAATTCTAATCATCTGCGGTCAGGAAGTTCAACAAAAATACAGAAAACTCTGGAGATTTAGTCTCCAGAGTTCATGGAATTGCAAAAATTAGATGCTGCGATACGCGGCTTCCAATTCGTCATCCAGGATTGGGGGCCGAAGGGATTCAAGTGTTTCCGTGATAATATCAAGGTCGGAAAGATCCCAAAGTATTCGACGACCCTGAATC